TAATAAGTTCTGTTGCGTTGCTCTTTAAGCGGAATGGAGTATCTGCAAGAACAAATGCTGTCATGCCACGATCAATGTTTAGGTTAACTAGGTTGCTGTACACTTCTGAATATCCAGGTGCAGCAATTAAGTTAAAGTTTCTGCGCTCTTCATCGCGGATTTCTGAACTTGTATCAATTACACTCTTAAGTGCTTGAACAACAACTTTACGTTGTGCCTTGCGACCAAATGTACCAGAACCGTCTTCGTTATTACCAGATGCTGTTGTCCAACGATCTGTTACGTATAGTTCCATGCTTACATTGCCCATGCGTCCGTTGTCTGCTGTGACATCGATGTAACTATTTCTATATTGTTTTACGTTACCGCCAGAACGACGTAGGTTCCATAGCAACATGCCTTTTGGATATAGTGCTGGATCTGGAGCGTCAAAGTCTAAGAAGTCACTGCTTAATAAATCAACAATTGTTGATGCTGCAAGAGTTGGACTTACAGATGTGTCGCCGCCGCTAGTTGCCCAACGTGCATCAGCAAATACAATTCCTTCTTCTGAAACTTGATCAGTCTTGTCAACTAAAACCCACTTATCGGTAATACCGCCTTGAATGTCATCATTAAAGCGATAAATTGTTGGGAAGTTTTCCATATCAGCTGTGCTGATCCACAAATCGTTAGTTACAAGAGATGTTACACCGTCTTGTTGTGTTGTTGGCATACTTGCACCTACATACGGACCTGCTGGATCTGTTGAAGCAAATACGTTTTTGTAACCTTTCCATGTAGAACCATTGTGAACCATGATGTCAACATCGCTATAAACGTTGTTAAACCATAATTGGCCGTCTTCTGCTTCATTTAATGGAGCATCGCCACTTGCTGTAAATCCAGCAGTTGCTAGTGGTTGCCAGTAAGTTGCTAGATAACCGTCAGCTGCGCCAGGTGCTGCTGAGCTTAAATCTAACACATAAGCAGATGCACTGAATAATGTTGCAAATGCTGTGCTTGATGTATCTTTAAATCTAATTTCGCCGCCAGCTTTGTGTTTGATTACTAACTGGTTGTCTGCTGAAACACTTGCTTCAACATTGTTTGTAATTTCAACTAAGCCAGTTGAGTCATAAAATGTTAATGCGTTAATTGCTGCTGCAATTGTTTCTGCATCAGTGCTGTCGCCTGCTGCTGTAAATGTAACGGTAGCTGCTGTACTTAGAGCTGCATCACCTACAACAGATTGTTTAATTGTAAATGTCTTAGCACCACTTAGTGTTCCATTAGTAATTACTTTAGAAGTAATTGTTGTTGCACCTTTAACAGCACGTCTCCAAATTTTAAATTTAGAAGTTTCTAATGTAGTGTCAGTTGACGGAGTACCGTTTGGTGTTGAATAACTAAATTCTTCGTCGCTGTTAAATTGAACAAATAAAGAATCTTTGTCAATTGCTAAACCGCCATTTGAGCGATCTAAATAATAATCTGCGGAATGTGTTGTTCCATAGATTGGAGCAGAAATTGCTGTCCATGCTTGTGTAGCTGAACTATATTTCTTAACTCTCCAACGAGCACCATTTCCTGGCTCTGTAGTTTTAATCCATACAGAACCTGTTGGATATCCTTGTTTTGTTGAAGGATTATCTGTTCTCTTAAATGTTGGAACAGAAGTGTGTGGAGCGTGAACTAGTTTTGGTTGTAGGTATGTACCTGTTGCAATTCCTAGATCAGTTAGAACGGTTCCCGAACCTGTTGCAATTACAATAGCACCACTTAGTGTTGAATCGCCTGCTGTATCTGTAGAACCATCTGAGTATAGATATAATCTGCTGTTTGCTACTTTAGCACTCACACCAGTAATGCCTAAGCCGTTAATATAACTTGCTGTTGCTGATAATCTTGCACTTACGCTGCCGCCTGATTGAACTGCAACTGATGTTCCATTGATTAAGAATGTATCTGCTGCTGTTAACGCTGTCACGGCGCCACCGCTAACGGTTGGCCAACTTGCTGCCCAGTCATTGCTGCCTACTAAAACCCAGCTACCGGCTGTTACACCAGCACCGCTGTTTCCAGGAGTCTTAAAGTATACTGCTGCTGGACCTGTTGATACTGCAACTACGGCATAATCTCCAATAGAACCAACTGATGCTAAAGGAACATCTGAACCGTCTAATTTTGATGTATCGTCATCGGATAAAACAATTGGAGTTTTTGCGGCAAACTTTTGTCCACCGTTTGGAACGGTTGCGCTGTTCCATTCTTGAATACCCCATGTTGTATTTTGTGTGTCTAGCCACCATGCGCCGTCTGTTGGATTTGCTCCCGGGGCGTCTGCTGTTGCTTCTAGTTGATCAAGATCTATGTCTGCTCTTACAATGAAAGCTGCGTTCGATGCGCTTAGATAGCTATATGCTGCTAGTAGACCGTATTCGTTACGCTCTCCGCCATGGATTGGTGATCCACTGGCTGTCTTTTCAAAGAACGGAACACCAAATGTATCTACCAAATCTTTCTGGCTTGTCATCTTATAAGCCTTACCAGCATTTGCTTTTAATGTTCCAGCAGCGGTGCCTGTGCCTGCTGCATTTGTTTTATTCTGTCCTGTGGCCACAACGATAAGCGGAGTTGTACCTGGTTCTGCAGGTGTGTAAAAACTCTCGTCAATTACCGTTACTTGTACGCCTGGTGATGTTAGTGCCATTCCCTATTCTCCTGGTAATAGTTTTACTCAAAGTATTTAGCGGTAAAAGGTAAAAATACCTTCTTATAACATCAGAAAAAGGGGAAGAAAAGGTGTAAATATTTTTATGAGACCACTTTGTAAGGCCTGTAATGAACGGCCTAGAGCATTAAATTATTATAAAGGTAAAAAACCTTATTATAGAACGCTCTGCGAAGCGTGTCTAGCTCACGGGTCTAAAGCACATATACCTCGTTGGAAACGTGCTGGATACAAAATGAAATCGCAATGCGAAAAATGCGGATTTAAAAGTCCGCATTCTGAAGTATTTAGAGTATTTCACGTAGACGGCAATTTAGATAACTGCCGTCCTAGTAATCTAAAAACAATATGTTGTAATTGTTCTCAAGTTTTAAGCAAAGAGGGCATTACTTGGCGTCAAGGAGATTTGGTCTCTGACTACTAATTCTGTCTGCTTAAATAGATCATCGATAGTTCCGTTATTATCTATAAAATGATCAAATTCTGTTCCTACCCATGCAGTTTCACTAGCATGAATTTTACGCATTTTTAATTCTTGGAACGCCCAGTTATGTCCTTGATTAGCGGCTAACGCTATATCATACCATTCGGGAAGTTCTCCTCTGCGTACCCATACAATTTTACCACCCGCATTTCTAATACTGCTAATTTCGTTGGGGAAACGACAATCTGAAATTACTACATTATCCTTAGAATTACGAAGTTTATTTTCTAATGATGCTATCCAAATATCATCATGGAAGCCTTTGCGGCATACCTCTGTGCCCCAATATTGAAGTACCCACCTTGGAGTAAGTGTAGGCATTGCAAGTCTTTCTGCCCACCAAGGATCAACTTGTTCGCGCCACTCTCTTGCTTCTTTGGTTCGACCTTCTAACATAGTTCGATCCCAACCAAACACAGAGCTTACTGCGTCTTTTAATGTATTAGCAAAAGACTCTCGTCTAAATTCGTGGAAATTAACTAGATAATCGGCAATAGTATCTTTGCCCGATCCAATAAACCCGCATACACCTATAATCATAATATCCTCCAGTTAAAGGATATTATACGTGAAATTTATTTGAAGGTCAACCAGTTATCCAGGTATAACCGGAGCCGCCTGGCACCAATTTCATTAGATCTTCAGTTAACTTATCAATTTCGGCTTGCCCTTCTGTTTTGAGTGCTGCTCCGTTTAATGAGCTTCCGCCGCCAGGACCGGCAATTTGAGCAAATTTTTCACGAGCTTGTCCTAGCATCATTTTGCAGTTAGCTAAAGCATAATCTTTAATCCATTGCCCAGAATAGGTATCGGTTATGATAGAGCTATCTGGTTTTGTGTTATAGATTTGTAACATAACTGACTCATCAGTTCTTGGTCTTTGATGAATTATTAACTTTTTACTCTGCGGATGCCAAGTAAAATTAATAAATGCTCCAAACATTTTTCCTACAAGCTCTTGATATTGCGAAAAGAGTTCATAGGTTAACAAACCGCCCATATTTGTCGAGCTTAACAAATATGTATTAGTATAGGCTAAATTAAAAGGTTCAAATACCGTACCTCCGGTACCGCCTCCAGTTCTTGAACCAACGCTTCTTCTAAAAATTTGCCTAACCTGTTGTACTTCCTTAGGCAAAATATATTCGTTAACATCGGTTTTTAGCACTAAAAAGGCATAGCTTTCTTCTACAGCATTATCTGAACGCTGACGGAAAACCGCTAGGGCACGATTAAGGGCTGTTTCGTAGTGGATTGGGTCTAACTCTACATCAACCATGCCGTCGCCTAGCATAGCTTTGCAGTAGTTATAAACCTCTTGTTTTACTTGATCAGTTGAGCTCATGCTTGTATTTATCGTAGCGGTAAATATATGACTATGCCAAGACTTTCGCTATATCGTCCCGAAAAGGGCAACGACTACAAATTCATTGATAAAACCGTCTGGGAAATGTTCCAAGTTGGCGGTACAGATGTGCTTGTTCACAAGTATTTAGGGCCCGGTAGTTCTGTACAAGGAGATAATCCTAGTACTCCTACTTACGGAACCGATTCTGTGTCAAATATTCAAGATCTTTTATTTTTAGAAAATCGTGACCGAAAATATGATCCTGATGTTTATATTTTAAGAGGCGTATATAACCTGCAAGACATTGATTTTAATCTAAGTCAATTTGGTTTGTTCTTGCAAAATGATACAATTTTTATAACGTTTCATATTAATGATACCGTAGAAAAACTTGGTAGAAAAATTATATCAGGCGATGTGTTAGAATTGCCTCATTTAAAAGACGAATATGCACTTAACGATTTTAACTTTGCGTTAAAACGTTTTTATGTTATTGAAGAAGTTAGTCGTGCTGCGGAAGGTTTTTCAGTAACTTGGTATCCACATTTATATCGTGCTAAATGCAAACCTCTAGTAGATAGTCAAGAGTTTAAACAAATTCTTGACGGCGTTGCAGGTGAAGGTACAAACCAAACATTACGCGACATTATGTCAACTTATGAAAAAGAAATGCAGATTACACAAGCAGTTCTTGACCAAGCTGAAGCAGATGCACCAAAGAGCGGATATGACACAAGCAAGTTTTATACTTTGCAGAAAAATTTAACTACAGGCGAAACTGAGCTAGTTACATCGGATAACACACAATTAAATGTTTCTTTTGAAACTCAAGCCACTGATGAGACTGGAGATCCGTTGTTTGACGAGAACGGAGATCCAATTTATGTAGGTGCAACTGCTTCAACAATTTATAAGACTCCGGAATGGGAAGACTATGGCGGTTATATCACCGGTGACGGAATTCCTCCGAACGGAACACCGTTCTCAAGTGGTATTGCGTTTCCTTTAAATCCTGCAGAAGGACAATTTCATTTACGTACTGATTATTTTCCAAATAGATTGTTTAGATTTAACGGAGCACGATGGGTTAAATTTGAGGATAATATACGCATGACTATGAGCAATCTAGGTCCTTCCGATACAGAAATTGGCGCTACATTTGAAGGCAAGGATGATCGCAAGACGCAGAAGACTGGATTTATTAATAATGAAACGGTTAATAAGATCAATAATAAAATGATCAAAGAAAGACAGAGTTTAAGTAAAGCTCTAAGACCAAAGGCGGATGAATAATGGACTTCTTTTATGATGGGCAGATAAGACGCTATGTGACTCAGTTCATGCGCTTTTTTATTGGATTCAAGTATAAGGCCGGTGACGGCGAAGAACGCCATGTGCCAGTAATGTACGGTGATTTAACACGTCAAGTAGCTTCTATTATTAGAGATAACTCTGAAAATAAAATGCCTACCGTACCAAGAATTGCTTGTTATATTACAGGTCTAGAGCTTGACATGACTAGACTAAGCGATGCTACCTTTGTAAGTAAAATCAATATTAGAGAAAGAAAATATTCAGACTTTGATGAAGCAGGTGATCCTATATATGAAAGTACTCAAGGTGGTCATTATACTATAGAACGTTTAATGCCAACTCCGTATAAGTTAAGCATGAAAGCAGATATATGGACTTCAAACACTGATCAAAAATTGCAATTGTTAGAACAAATTCTTGTTTTCTTTAATCCAAGTTTCGAAATTCAAACCACTGATAACTTTGTTGATTGGACTAGTCTTAGTGTTGTAAATTTAAAAAATTTAACGTTTAGTTCTAGAACAATTCCGCAAGCAGCAGAAAGCGATATTGATATTTGTAGTATAGAATTTGATATGCCTATCTTTATTACAGCTCCTGCTAAAGTTAAAAAACTTGGAGTTGTTAAAAACATTGTTACTAATATCTTTACCGAAGAC